AAGTCAGCATCAGCAAATATTTTAAAGCCATAAGCAAAGGTAGTGGTACTGCCGTTGCCACTATAACTATTCTTTGTGGTTGTGCTACTAACTGTCATAATAACTCTCCAATAGCAGAAAATGGAATACAAGTCCACTTTCTCGTTAATAATATATTATTTTGTAAATTAATCAAATTCATTTTATTCTTCTTCTGTTAACTCTAAACCAGTTTTTGCAAGCATGATCATAGCTCTATAAGTTTCGTCTATAGATTGTCTTTTTTCTTCAGGTGTCATGTCGGAATTATATATTGCTTTTATCCACTTAGACTGTGCTGACATTGCTTTTTGTATCTCAATAAGTGGTAATAAAGAAACATCTGTTTCTCCATAAACTTTAAATGCTTCTTCTGTATTGAACTCTTTAGTTAACTTATCTATAGAATTAAGTTTTTTGCTTATCTTATTGAATTTGTTATAAAATCTTTCAACATATTCTGAGCCACCTGAAGGATTTCTCACAACAAAAGCTCTAACAAATGGTATATCACTTAAAGAAGAAACAGGGTCTTGTGGCTCATCAACAACGCCAAATTTTTTAAGTAAAGCGTCACTTAATTCAAGAGCATATCTTCCAAGAGTTCCTGTCCAAGAATTGACAATGTGATCAAATGATGCAGGACTACCCATTGTACCATTTGTTGTTTCTGCTAAAAATTTACCAATTAATTTGCCTGTTGCACTTGTATATTCTGTATACTGATATTCTGGCAAACTTTTTTCTAAATATCTTGGTACAATAGGCTGTTTTGTAAAAAAACTTTGATTTGTTTGTAACTCTAAAGCTGGTCTAATGAAGTCAGGCAACATACCAGTAACTGTACTAAAAGCACCTATTTGATCTTTTAAAAATAATTGCATTGCTTCTTTATCATTATCAGCAAGCCAATCTAAGGTTCTTTCAGCACCAGAGCCAAACAATATACCTGGACCATAAGGCTTTGGAATTCTCCATACTGTATAATCACCATCTTCTGCTGTTCCATCACCTGTGATAAATATCCAAAATAAATCTTTTTGCCACCTTGGTAATTGTTTATATCTTTCATCATCATGATTTATCATCCAAAGCAAAACACTTGGAGCTACTATAAAGCTATTAATTCTAACCATTGTTTTTACAGGGTTGTCTCTAAAGGCTTCATATAGTCTTAAATTACCTTGTATACCTGCGTTAAAAAAAGCATTTATTCTGTTCCAAGCTGCAACTTTTGTTCCCATTCTTCCGAAATCTAATGTTACATTTCTTGCGTTTAAACCTGCAGATTCTAACATTTCTTTATCTGTAAGTTTACCTTCTTTTTTTAGCCTTTTGTGCGTAAGCTTGAACTCACCCATCCTTGTAGATACTTCAAATAATTCTGCAGCAACTCTTAATAATTCTAATGGACTTTTAATTTGGTTATAAACTTTCCCTGAGCCAATAGCACTTTGCAAATCTTTCATAAAATAATTTCTGTCCATGCTTATAAACATAGATTGCATAGCACCAGACTTAACAAATTTTTCGTAGTTTTTATCACCTCGCATTATTAAAGATTTAAAACCAGTCATTGAATTATAAAATGGAATAAATGTTTCTTTACTAAATAAAGCCGCACCTAATGTATCTCTAGTAAAGTTTCTAACCATAAAATCAGGAGCTAATGTTGCACCTAATCTTAAAGATTTACTAAAAGGCTCCATTGTTTTAATTAAAATATTTGCTTCTTGTGTAGTCATATCTTTTAGTGCTTTTGATATATCTTTGCCAACATCCCACACTTCTGTTTTACCTTTAACTCGTACAGCTATTTCTCTGTCACTAACTACAAAGCTATCTTTTCTGAAAATATTTAAACCATCTGCAACTTCTCTTTTTAAAGATTTTGGATTATCTACTAAAGCTTCTAATTCTTTTTTACTCAATCTTGTTACTTTAGTTTTGTCTACTTTTTTTATATTTGGAAACAATTCAGGCTTTGCCCTTACTAAATCCAAAAATTTATTAGCAGCAAAGTTTCTTTCAGCAATAGCCATTTTTTGAAATTGGTTTAAAAATCTAGTTTCTGTAGCAGGTAATATGTCTTTTTCTGAACCTTTAAAAACTTTAAAAGGGTTTTGAACTCCACCAACAGTTTTTCCACCAATACCAGCATCTGACTCTAAAACTCTTGCAAATGGTGTAAAATCTTTACTTGCAGCTTCTATTACAGATAGCTGTTCTTTCGATATAACACCTGAATCAACTAATATTTGATTAATTGCATTTTCTGTTTTTTCTATTTCTCTAAATGCTTTTTCATATTTTTCTTGATACTTTTTAGAACCTGACACTTGTTTTGCTGCATTTAAATCAAAGCCAGTTTTCAAACCTCTGCTTTCTCTTTCTACAACTCTTTTTGAAGTTTGATAAGCATCAAACTCTTTAATAGCCTTTTCGTTAGTAATTCCATATTTATTTACAATTTGTAAAAGTCCATCACCAGTTACTTTAGATGGTTCAAAAAATTTAAATGTACCTGTTTGCACAAATCCTATTGCCTTTCCAATTTGACCTGGCTGTATTTGCAACTGATCATAAGCATCCATAGTTGTTTTTTTGCTACCATTAGACTTATTATATGCTTTTTGCATTTGATATACTGGATGTAACCTATCAATAAATTGAGAAATGAACTTTGATTTTGCATCTTTAAAGTATTCTGTAAATGGAACCTTTTCCTTTTTGTATTGTATTTTGCTTAATATAGTATTCATAGCATCAGAATCAGAAACAAATGGAGCTTCTTCTTTTTCTACTATTTTTTCTTTAGCTTCTTTTGCAATTTGTTCTCTTGACTTTAAAGGCTTACCTCCCTCAAAGGCTGTTTCTAATTTTTCTCCTTCAGGAACTTTTCTTCTAAACTCCTTAATATTTGAACTCATAACGTCTTCTATCATATCAGGATTTTTAGATACTTCTTCTAACACCTGCTGAGTATCTTTTTTTGTTTTACCAACTCTATCCATAACCATTTTAGTTGCTTTTTGTGCTCCATAACCTAATCCACCAAAAGCACCCATTACTAACCCAACATTAATTAGTTCATCTTTAGTAGGTAATCTGCCTTCTAAAGCTGGACCCAATCCTGCAAAGACTGAATATTGTGTTCCAAGTTTTAATAATGTTGATTGCCCACCTAGTTTTGTGACAATGCCTGGTGCAGCTAATCCAGCACCCATAACTATACCTGACTTAGTCGCTTCTTTTAAACCATTTTGTATAAATAAATCCCACCATTCACTAGGACCTTCTACCTGTCCTTTTTGCAAAGCTGCTATGTAAGTTTGTCTCATACCCTCTGTTACAAATCCACCACCAAATCCTATAGCTGCAGGACTTCCACTCGAAACAAGACCACCAACTGTTCCTCCAAACGCAAAAGAAGGTAAATCACCTACTATGGTTGCTGCTGTTTCTATAAATCTTTCTAAATGACCAGTATCTTCAGGTTCTTGTTCTAATGCAGTTTCATAATTTATATCAAGTATACCATTTCCAGTATGATATTGTTTAGCTAAATTCAAAGTTGATTTACCTAAACCTCTTTCCCAATATTTTTGAACTTCAAATTCTTCTCCAACAGCACTTTCTTTTACTGAATCAACAACATTATTCCAATATCTTCTAATACCACCTACAGCCGAATCTTCTTCTTTTTCATTATCATCTTCTGCTTTCTTGTAAGCTATTAAAGCATTTCTTTTTTTATTTATATGTTCTTCTATTTCTTGATCAGAAAACCCATATTCTCTTAATGCGTTTTTTCTAATTAATAATTGTTCTTCAATCATGACTAATTCCTAGTTAATTCACGATAAGCAAATCCATTAAAACTTTCTTCCCAAAGTTTATATAATGGGTGACTTTCAACTTCTGACATGCTTGCATCCCTAGATAATCCCATTTGCTCTTTTGTAGGTGGCTTAACATCTTTTAATAAAATAGAATCTAATTTATCACTTACGCCAAACAAATTTTTAGCTTCGTTTTTTAAAGTTTCTTTGCTTGGCTTAAATTGATTTAATTTTGTTTGTGGCATAATATAATTTATTGTGTCACTTATATTTAACATTTCTTGTATAGTTTTTCCTTGACTTTTACCTTCAGCAATTAATCTTCTTACTTCTGAAGTAAAAACTTCCATTCTTGTTTCTGATTCAGGAGTAGGTGAGTTAACAAAAAGACTATTACCTCGAACTGTTAATTCTTTTGATTTTATAAAATCTGTAATTAATTTGTCTTCTTGAGCTTTTTGATATTTATTTTCTGATCTAAAATATTCAAACAGTTCGTCTACTCTACCACTTGTAAGCTGTATGTTCTCTCTTTCTAAAATACTTTTAGGTTCTTTTTCACCAGGTAATTTAAATTTATCTGTTATACTTTTTAATTGTCCCCTCATAACCATACCAGTAATTACTGTATCTGTTCTAAAATTAGATGTTGTTAAAGGGGCACCCTTTATTCTATTTTGTATAGCAACTCTTAATTGTTGTTTATATTTTGCACCATCTGCACCTGTAAATTGAAGTTTGTCTATATCTTCTAATGAAACCTCTAACTTTCTAGCTTTTTCTATATTGTTAGCAAACAAGGATTCATTTGTTTCTTTTTCTTTTCTGTCACTTTGTGATTGTTCAAATCTTATGTTTTGTTTAACATTTGATTCTTTATTATTAATCTCATTTAAAACATCTGCTTTATCTTTTTCATTAAAAGAATTGAAAAGCGATTGCATTTGTTTGTTTTCAAAAATACCTTTTTTAGCTTTTTCAAATAACTGCAATCTTTCTGCTTCACTTACAGTAGATATATCTTCTCCATCAGGAGACACTGTAGGCGTAAGACTATTTACAACCATTGCTTTATTTTCTGTAATAATTTGTTTTTTCTTTGCTTCTGCTTTAGTAAGTTGTGTTTCTCTTTGAGCTTCTTTTTCAAAGTTTTTTTCAGATTTTATTTTTTTAATAATATTATCTATTTGATTTACAGTGGTTGCTGCTCGTCTTTTTGAGGCTAATGTACCAATAGCAACAGAAGAATTAAAAGATTGATTATCATAATCAATATCAAGACCTTTTAATTGTGACTCAAGTATTAATTTTTTTGACTCTGCTAATTTATTATTTCTTTCAGGGTCATTTTCATTTGAACTGTTAATAATATTTAAATTATATTGTAAGGTTTTGTTTGCTGCATTTTTTCTTACAACTTGCCCTCTTGCATAAGAAAACTGTTTTCCTTTAGCCGCTTTAATTCTAAATTGATCTGTAAGTTTACTTTTTATCTGTTGGCGTGTTTGATTAGTAATGTTTAACTTATTTAGTCTATCTAAGGTAGGCTTGATAACTTTATTTTCAAAATTTTTCTGATAAACAGCTGTATCAGTTTCTGTTCCATTCAAATTAAATTCATCTGCGTTTGTTGAAAACTTAAAATATTCTTCATCATAAATTCTTTCAGCTTCAGCTTTTTTTTCAGCCATACCAAATTGATAAGCTATATCTCCTGCTGCTGATGCAAATTGTGCAGTTGCTTGACCTACACCAGTAAACGCACCAAAACCTGCTCTTGGAGACAGCTGACCTGCTGTTTTACCTACTTGCTCACCTAAACCTTTGTTATATAATGGTATTCTCATTTAATCACCTACGCTAATAATGAAGCTGTTTTAGACCCACTAGACAATAGTGTTGTATACGCCTGCGTCTTAAAAGCTGTACTTCTTGCACTACCCTCTGCTCTTGCTAATCCTGCTTCAGCCGTTTTTGCAAATTGTTCTGTCTTGCTTGCCTGTTGTATATTAATAGCATCTAACTCTGTGTTAAAATAAGCGTCAGCCAATGCCTGTAATGGACTACCAGACATTTGTATACCAGACTTAGCAGTAGCTACTCTTTGCATACTAATTAATCTATCTGATTGCTTTCTTAGTGCACCTTCTTCTTGAGTTTTTTTACGCTGTAATAGTATAGCTTCATTTTCAGCAACTTTAGCATTATACTCACCAACTTGCTTAGCAGCTTTTGCAGAAGCCATATTACCTTTATATCCGATTATTCCTGATAAAACAGCTGCTCCTGCCGCTGCTGCTACTAAAGGTGGAGCCATTACATTACCCTCGCAAAACGATAATAGTCCGAACCATCAGGACCATATTTCTTCATTAAACCTTCGTTCTCAAACCCTAGCCACTCTACATATCTTATAGCTTGCTGGTCATTTGTATGC